CGGCTCGGGGGACCCATTTAACAAAAACGTGCATATTTTGTTTTCAACCTTGCACGGTTGATCAGTTGACGCGGCTGGCTAGGCATGCCGCCAAGCCCCGAGAGTGCTAAGAAGATACTGGAAATGGACTTCGCCCAGATCGAAAAGAAGGCCAAGTCAGGAAAGAAGCTAACAAGAGGCGAGCGCGCCCTGCTTCAGTCGATGAGCCAAGGTGGAGATGAGTCAGCCGATTCAAGGCATGAGGCATCGAGCTGGCTTGAGTTGGCGGAAATTCTGGGTGTGACTACCGAAACGATTCGGCAGTGGAGAAAAATCCCGGATTGCCCGAAGGAGTCATCGAACAGGACGCACGATGTGATCGCATGGAGGCAATTCGTGAAGGCGCGCGGACTTCGCGGGAATACCGGCGAATTGGAATTTAACGAAACCCAGCTTCGCGGCAGAAAATTGTTGGCGGAGGTCGAGGAACGGGAGCTTCGGGTGGCGGTGAAGAGGGGATTTTATGTCACTATGGAGGCGGTTAGGGAGAGATGGACCTACCATGTCGCTCAATCACATGCGGTTTTCCGCAACAAGTTAGAGAATGAGCTTCCGCCGTTATTGGTTGGGCTCGATGCGGTAGACATACGAAAGGAAATGGTAAAGGTCGTGGATGAAATCACGGCCACATTAAGGCGCGGAGATTACCCGAAAGAGAAAGATCCTGATGATTCAAGCACCACCAACGACACCCCAAGAAAAGGCAGAGCTGGACGAAAAGTTCCTGCACGGGTGGCCTAATCAAGATCGCCGGCCGCCATGGCAGTGGTGCGAGGAATATGTCGAGTCGATTCCGTATTCTCCAGTTCCCGGTGGGTTCCAATCGGGCAACTCGCCATGGATCCGCGAGCCGTTGGAGGCACTCGCAGATCCGTCGGTATCGCTGGTGTCGATTATTGCTGCGATTCAGGCAGGCAAAACCATGACGGCAGAGCTTGGTTCATGCTGGATTGCGTCCAATGCACCGGGGCCGATGCTGTGGCTCGACCAGACCGATGCCGACGCCAAGGACCAGATGGAAAACCGTCTGCAAGTGCTATGGAAACAATGCGGTCCAGTTCGGGAGATTTTGCCGCGCCATCAAGGCGCAGAGCGTCACAAGCTGAAAAGAAATTCGGTTTCTTTCCTCAACGGTATGACCGGATGGGTGCTCGGTGCTCACTCCAAGACCAACCTTCAAAGGAGATCGATTCGCTGGTTGATCGGTGATGAGACCTGGCGCTGGCCATCCGGTCACATGGCCGAGGCCGAGGCACGGGTCACTGCCTTCGGGTGGTTGGGAAAAAGGTTCTTCGTATCGCAGGCCGGCGAGACCGATGACGACACCGATCGGAAATTCAAATCAACCGACCAGCGCGAGTGGTGTTGGCGATGTCCAAGCTGCGGGACGACGCAGCCTTGGAGGTGGGAGAACATCGAGTGGAGCAAGGACGCCAAACTTGATGATGGTGGGTGGGATTTTGAAAGGGTGCGCGAGACCACCGAAATGTTCTGCGAGTGTGGGAAGAGATTCCCAGACGCCGACCGATCACGCCGTGAGCTGAACGACCCTCGTAACGGCGCGCGTTATGTCGTGCAAAATCCCGGAGCGGCGAAATCGAATGTTGGTTTTCACTGGAACGGTTTATGCGCTGGATCATGGGGCAACCTCGCCGAAATTTACCTTCGGGCGAAAGCGACGGCACGGTACGGTGACATCGATCAGCTCAAAATTTTCTGGCAGAAGCGTCTCGCTCTTCCGTTCACCGAGTACACCGAGGATTTCTCGATCAAGCCGACTGATAGCGGGTATGCAAGAGGCGAATTGCTCTGGGGCAAGGAGGGCGCGATCATTGGAGGCAAGATCCGGGTGCCGGATGAGGATGATGAACCTCCGGTGCGGCTGCGGGTGATGACCGTCGATGTCCAAATGGATCACTTCTGGTGGTTAATCACCCAATGGAGCCCCGATGGATCCAGCCGCCGGATCGACTGGGGCACGGCCCACACCTGGGAAGAGTTGCAGGAAAAGCAGGAAAAATACGGCGTTTCATCTTCACTCGTCGGCGTCGATGCCGGATTCAATAGCTATGAGGTCTACCAGCGCTGCGCCGAGCATGGATGGGTGGCGCTGATGGGCGACCGCAAGGCCACATGGACGCACCGACTCAAGCAGAGGCTGGGCGTCGGCGTCCGGGTGAAGTCATTGGAGAGATTTTACTCGCCCAAAAGGTCAATTCATGTCGCCGCCGGCAAGACCGCGCAGATGTTTTATTGGAGCAACCTCAACATCAAGGACGCGATGGCTAGAATTCGGCGCAATCAAGATCCGGCACGCGGGCCGACATGGGAGGTTCCTACCGACGCCTTCACCGAGGCGGACAACGACGAAAAGAAGATTGCCTACCTAAGCCAACTGGAATCCGAGATGCGGATCAAGGATGGTGACCGCTGGCAATGGACGCGGATCCAGAAGCGCCCGAACCACCTTCTCGACTGCGAGGCAATGGCGACAGTCTTTGCCTTCATGCTCAAAATCCTTGGCCGCGAGACCGAGCAGGAAGCCGCTGAAGATTGACAACTTGTCAGAGGGCATGGCGGCCCTCGACATGACGACAGGATTTTCCACCGAAGAGGTGGTCGAGATCCTCGAAGAGAACAAAAAGACACTCAAGAAACTGATGATCAGCTTCCAAGAGTCGGGATCGCAGATCACATACAAGCGCCTCGATGACACCAAAGAGATCATCGCGGCCTGCCAGCACGCTCTCCGCAAGCTCGATCCGTTCACCTACGGCAAGACTCGCCGCACATGTCAGTCCGGCACCGGGCCATTTTCCCTATGAACCTGCTGCAAAAAATCACCAAAATGGGCGCATCCGCCTTCGGATGGTCACCTTACGAGAGCGCCAACCCATCATCGGTGCGCCAACGCCTACCCGCCGCCGCTCCGCAGGATCATCGGAAGGAAACTACGCCGCTTGTCCGCAACGAAATCATCAAAGGCTCACGCTACTTGATGAAGAACAGCGGCTTTGCCCGCGAGATGGTCTTCGACATGGCCGTCTACTCGGTCGGCGATGGCCTCAAGATCCAACCTAAGACCGAAGACCGCGAGTGGATTGCCGGCACGCTCGAATACTGGGAAGACTGGTCGAACCAGTGCGAAATCACCGGACGATTCTCCCTTTCGGAATGTGAAATGCTCATCTGCCGCGCGATCGACGAAGACGGCGACATTTTTGTGCACCTCACCCGTGTTGATGGCCGCCCGGTGATCCAACTCATCGAAAGCCACCGTGTGAGTGGTGGAAATGGTGATGGCAGCGTCGATGGCATCCGCTTTGATAGCTACGGCCGCCCGATTTCTTATCATGTGAAGCAGGACGACGGTAGTGTCGTCGACCTTCCTGCCGCATCCGTCCTCCATATCTTCGATCCAGAGCGAGCTTCATCAGCGCGCGGTGTGCCATCACTGGCGCATTCGATCAATCACATCCGCGATGAGATGGAATTACTCGCGCTCGAAAAGCACGCGCTCAAGGATCACGCCGATAAATCGTTCGCGATCACGACCGCAACCGGCGAGATCGACAGCAACGACGGATTTGGCGGGCTCGACATCGACTCTGGAAAGGCCGACGAGAACCAATCAGACCCAACCGCGCTCCAAAAGATCGTCGGTGGCAAATGGGTCGCACTCAAGCCAGGCGAAGAGCTCAAGCCATTCGAGTCCAACCGACCATCGCCCACCTTTACCGGTTTCCTCGACCACCTCCGCCGCGATTCAGCGCTGGGCGTCGTTCCATACGAGTTCGCAGCCGATTCGAGCAAGATCGGTGGCGCCGGCGTCCGCATGGTGGTCGCAAAAGCAGACCGCCGATTCTCCCACCGCCAAAACATCCTCATCCGCCGCTTTCTCACGCCCGTCTGGAAGTTCGTCATCGGCGATGCCATCACGCGCGGCGAGATTCCGCTGATTCCTGCATGGTGGAAGATTTCCGTCGTCACCCCGCGCCGCGTCACCGTCGATGCTGGTCGGGAGTCGCTGCAAAACCGCGAGGATGTGAAGGCCGGTCTCAAAACCCTCAGCGATCACTTCGCCGAGCTTGGCATGGACTTCGAGGAGGAGGCCGAACGCCGCGCTCGCGACATCGCCCACCTTCAAGAACTCGCCAAGAAATACGACATCCCGCTCCAGATGCTTTTCGCTTCGGGTGTGTCGGTTGATCCGCCGGTCGAAGCGCCGACTGGTCCTGCGAAGTGATGGGGAATTGACACCCCACGCGGTGCGTGAACGCACGCGATTTCATTTTGACACAAGAGCCGTGGGCCATCGCCCCGGAGGCAATGGACGGTATCATCGGCTTGGCCATGGACATGGCCGCCGGCAAACTCTTCACCCTTTCGCAAAGTGAAGCGCCCAAGTCGATCATGAGCGTCGCCGATGGCGTCGCCACGATCAACATCACCGGCCCGCTTCTCCCAACCACCGACG